CAAGTGTGCCCATGTGTTAGCGTTAAACGACGGTAACTATGCTGCCCAACCAAACAATAGATTGATTTGGGATATACCATCTTTCACAGTTAAGGACAAAATACCTGACTGGAAAGTACAAACAAGTTATTGGAATGTAGAAGATACACAGCAGTGGCGAACTGAAGACACTGACAATTTCTTTTACGAAATAGAGGAGAAGAAAAATGATTAAAAAAATTAAAGAAAAAATAAAAGCTATGTGGAGATGGTACGTAACATGGCTTTTTGATTGGCAAAATAAAAAATGAGTAAACCATTAAAAATTTCAGAGCAGGCAGCCGTGCAAATGCCTATGAAAACGGTTGCCTCTCTGATTGCGCTCGTCGCAATTGGCACCTGGGCTTATTTTGGTTTACATGAAACATTAAATGCACACTCAACAAAGATAGAGTTGATGCAAAAAGATTTAGAACACAATACAGAATTTAGAATTAAATATCCACGTGGAGAACTTGGTCAGTCATCTGGAGAGGCGGAGCTTTTTATGTTGGTGGAGCACCTCGCAGGTTTATTAGAGGACATAGACTCAGAGGTAAAGAGCATGAGAAACAACGCAGTTAATATAGAGTTTTTACAGGAAAGAACAAAAAAACTTACAGAAGACGTTGAAAAATTAATTAGAAAAAACGGTAATTATTAATGAAAACAAAAAATAAAATATCAAAATTTGAATGGGTAAAAAAGAATATAGTAATTGTACCTGTAGTAGCTGCAATACTAGCCGGAACATTCACATCAGTTAGATATGTATTAAGTTTAACTGATACTATTGAAGCGAATAAACAAACCATTATTAACTTACAAAGAGATTTAACAGTAGCAGAAGATAAATTAACTGA